GCAGCGGCCTTCTTGCTGTCAATGACGCCCTGAATAAGCAGCGCACCATTCGGATTCTCGGTCGGGTCAACGTCATACAGCAGGATGCCGTATGCGTCAGTGCCACCGGCAACAGCCTTCTTGCCAGCTTTGGTCATGGGATAACCGGCCTTTACCGCAGCGGCTTCAGTTACGGTAAAGGGAATAGTAGTGTAGTCATTGGAAGCAAGGATGGTATCGTTGATTCCGTTGACCGTGTTTCGGGTAAACTTCATGTTTTCCTCCTTGTTAATGGAAAGCACTCATTGCGTCACTCGATGCCTTAGAAGTGGCAGCGTTCTGCTGCGCAAGGCTCTTGGCAAATGCCACGCCCTCGCTGTCAGAACCGCCCTTGCCATCCGCACCCGGAGGGGTAGGCATATCTTTCAGCAGCGAAGCCTTGAAAGAAGTGTCATGTGCAGACATGAACTCCGACTGGTACTTGAACAACTTTGCCGTGTCATTGTCAGCCAGAGCGTTAGCAGCCTTGTCAGCCAGAGCAGCTTCATAGCCCTGCTTCACGAACTCCGCCTTGTAGGTGGCAATCGTTTTCTCCTTCGTCAGAGCGGCAACCGTCTTAGCGTATTCCTCGTTCTGCTTCTGGAGTTCAGCGAACTTGTCAGCTTGTTCCTGTGCGGCGTTTTCATCGTCCGTGCGTTTGGCTTTCAGCTGCTTCTTGTACTCGGCAGCTTCACTGTTGGCCTTAGTGACGGAATCATGGAGTTTCTTGTTCTCGGCCATGAAGTCCGGCAGCTTTTCAACGGCAGCAGCGATTTCTTCTGCGGTCATGCCCTCTTTGTAGGCATCACCAAGCAACACATTGAGTTTCATATTGTTAATTTCCTCCTGCGTTTTTTTACCGTTGCTTCCCTGCAACGCTGCGAAATTTGTATCCCGGCTTCCCTGTCGGAATATGCAAAGGGTTATTCGCCCTCTGTTTCTTTGTTAGTATCGGCAGACTGTTCATCAGTCATGTTCCCGACATTCGTGTCGGTAACATCAGGTTTGACCTGTTCCTGCGGCTTTGGAGCCTTGCCATCCTCGCCCAACTTGCCATTGGCAATCAGGAAAGGTACGCTTGCTTCGTATGCGGCCTGTGGGTCAGGAAACAGACCGGGCGTGGTAAACGCCAACTGTGGGTCAATGCTCTGCTGAAGCATCTGCGCGAAAATCTGAACCTTGCTCTGCTGGTTGTCATACTGGCGGCGGGGCAGCTTGATGTTGATGTCACTTGCCATCAACTTAGACTGTGCCATGTCACGCATGATTTTCAGCATCACAGACAAGCTCTGGCGTTCAGCGTACTTGAACATATTCTCGTACTGCTGCGCTCTGGCTTCTGTGTGGTTCCAGCCATTGCGGACAATCACTGCGCCTACGTTGTCAGACGTTGCGTTCTCACTGCCGGTAGCACTAGGCATAGCAGTCAGACTACGATAGACATTGAGCATGGAATCAAGCAAGGTCTGGCTCTGCTGCTGGTCAAGCTCATTCGCAATCTGCGAAACAGAAGCGGGCAGGCCAGAAGTGGATTTCAGACACATTGCGCCAAGCTCTTTGACCTGTTCCAGTGCGTCTTTGTCCACAAGGCAGTTTGTAAACACCATGATGGACTGGATGAACTGCGCCACACCGTCCAGACGGTTGCTTTCAAGGTCATTGATTGCATCCAGCACAGGGATTGCAGGTTCAAACAGACCCATACGCTCCGGGTTGAGCCTATACTCAACCATCGGAAGCATACCCAAAGAGTGCGGTTCAGACTTTGTAACCTTGCCGTTGTCAATCGTGAAGCACATATTGGGCGTGTAGACCATAATCAGGTCATTCAAGTCCTGCTGGTAATCACGGGGAATGTGCAACACATTGGCAATCGGCTTGTGGCCTACGCCACTGTTATAAATGACATAAGCCATGTCAGGGTCAGGGACATCAACCAGCAAAGGCGTTTCATCCGGGTAGTTCCCGGCATAACCCTTGTCAGGGAGAACAATGCGATAGCCCTGTCCGCACTCCAACATCCACTGCCAGAGCCGCCTATCAAGCGAATCCTTACCCTCGTACTGCAAGGCATTGGACAGCTTGGCAATCTCATCACCGTCACCAGTAGACGTTTCCGACCGAACATAAGAGCAGGGAGTGCCGCTCATGTAGCCTGTATAAAAACTCACACACTCATTAGCGTGATTCTCGACAATCCGATTGGTAATTTCAGAGTGGTATTCTTTCGTGCGCTCAAGCACAGGCTGATTGCCAAGATAGTAGTTATGGAGGAAACGAATTTCGTTCTTGTTCAGCAGATGAATAGGTTCTGCCTTTCCCATGACTACTTTCAGGACATTCTCACGATTGATTTCCGTTGCAGGGGTTTCAATCTGCCTACGTCCGGTCAGCGGATGGTTGCAAAAACCACCCATCACAAGCTGATACTCTGCCATCGTATTCCTCCTTTCTGACAAAATAAAAAGGCGCAGCGAAACGAACCATTACGGTTTATCTCACTGCGCCAAAACTGCGCTTCAAAAGCTATTTATTTTTCAGGTGGGTGAATGATTTTAACCCATCCTTCTTTAGTGTCTCCTTCAATTACACCCTTGCATCTGTCGCACTTGAAGTGATATCGTCCTTCTACTTCGCCAAGATAGCGGTTGCAGCGGACGTTCTTATACATTGGGTTCTGTCGAATACAAGGGCAACAGATTCTAACCAGCATGGGCACTCCTTTCGTTAGATTTTTGGAAACAGGCTGATTGGCACAAACCTGTCGGAAGCCACCGATAAACTATTCGCGCTACCAGTCACGCTACGCTGTCGGAATCAGCGACACGGCCCGCTCGTCCAAAGTGAACCGTGATATGGTGCTGCATAACGGAGTTGAACCGATACGGTAGTTCTGATCTTTCACAGCCCTATGCTCTACCTGTTAAGCTAATACAGCATAAACCCGGCTTGATTGAACCGTTGCTCTTTGCATTGAGAATGCCTTAACTCAATACATCGAGAGCCGGGAATAACGGTGGAGGTTATCATAAGGAGAATTTTCCCACACAATGCAGGAGAATCGTTGTGCTGCGTAGCGGGTTTGAACCGCTTCATGTCAGTTGGGGGAGTACAAACAATGTTCCGTCCAATCGGAAACGCAACTCATAGAATCCCACGGCAGAGAAAGGTTAGCTACCGTGGGCAAGAAAGGAGGGTATTGTGCAATGAAAGTTGACGAGCAAAAATGACTAAAAACACGTCAAAGCAATACCTGCCGGAAGCCACAAAACTTCCTATTCATATTGTAAGCCTGTCAATAGGTGAAATCAAATTTTAATACCTACGGAACCGGCTATTTAGGGGAATTATTAAAACGGCCTCTTGACAGGCTCAATTTTACTGATTCCGTTGTACAGTTCATCAGCCAACTGTGCCAGACTATCCGGTGCATCATCGTGCGGAACCTTGCCAAGCTGCGTGAACATCGTGACCTGTTCCATGAACGCCTTGTACTCTTTTGACTGGTGCTTCTCATCAAGGAAATAGAACCGTTTGATGTCCGGCGCATACTGGATAATTCTGGACAGTTTGCTTTGCCCGCTCGGCGCACGTTGGCTTCGCACAGAGCAATGATACCCTTGCTGCCGGAGTTGGCTGTCCACTACATCACAGTATTCATCACCACCGTTGTTCGCTTCGCCACGCACCACGTTGATTTTGTGCTGGATGATTTTACCCACGACTTCCGGCCGGGTCACTGTCTTGTCACCATTGTTAAACACAAGGTCAGGGATGAACACGGCATCACCGTACACATAAGCAATCGGACAGGCCGTGAAATCACCGCCGCCCCATGCAATATCCATCACCATGAGTTTCCGATCAGGCTCACCGTCAGGCAGAACGCCGTTGAAATACCGCAGTTCATCGGCGGGAAATAGCAGACCTTCACGCACATAGGGCTTACCCATGTACTTCGCCCACCATGTAGCATCGTCGATGCTGGCTTTCATGTCCGCATAGTAGGCATCATCAAATCCTACGCCGTAGTCATAATTGAAGTTGCTGTGTCCGTTCTCGTCCACAGCAGGAATAACACGGAACCGATACTTCGGGTTGTCTGCATACTGGTTCTGAATGCGTCCCAGCGGGTCAAGCACATTCCAGCGAGTGCCGACCATCAGTTCCAATGCGCCCTGCTTTTTACGGTCTTTCAGCTGGTTCAGATAGGCATCGTACTTGTTGTTCAAGCGTTCCACGTTCAGACTTTCTTCCAAGTCCTCAATCAAGTCATCGCTGTACAGTACACCACCCTCGCCAATCTCAACTGCACCAGTCAGAGTACCGCCGATGGAGCGACAAGTCAGGGTCGGAAATCGCTTCTTTCGGTTTAAGTCAACGCTTTCATCCTTTGCACTCTTATCCACAAGCTGAACATCAGGGAAGATTTTGCCCCAGTTGTAGGTTACAGGGTCGGTGATGATGGACAACACCTCACCATAAAAGCCGTTCGTCAGCTTGTCGGAATGTCCACTCATAACCGATGCAACGTCAGGGCGATTGCCCATCAGCCATGTGATAAAAAATATACAGAGAGTTGATTTTCCTGTTCTAGGGGGCTGACTAACTCCCAAAAACTCTACACGATGGAAAAACAAATCTTCTAGGTCACGAACCAGCGTCAGCAGCACCTTGCGTCTTGGCTGATAGAACTTCTTCTCCGGCGCACGGTTCCATTCAAGGTAGATGCAATAGCTGTCGAACACGTCCTTTGCTTCAAACAGATAGGTGCGACCGATGATGTCATAGACCTTTGCCACGTCCTCGCCCGTCTGCATTCTGCTCATCACGCTGGCGCAGACAGAGCGTAATTCTCCGGAGTATTTGTAAGCGTCAGACCGATACTCTGCCGGAAGAGAACCTCTCAGGTTCACAACGCCCTGAAACCAGTCCTCATAGACCTGTGCTTCGGTCGGATTCTGCTTTGCGTAGGCTTTGATGCTGTCAATAATAGCAATACACTGTTTTGATTGCATAAAAAATAGCGCCCTCCACCGCTAAAGGTAAAGAGCGCCATAACTGCGCAAACAATAAATATTCGGTTTTATTCTAAGTTGCGAACAATATCAAATGCCCGGAACCGTGTCTTTAATGCCTTTAACCAGCCCTGCTGCTTTCTTCATAAGGCTGTTTTCGGACAGATATTCCAGCCCCTTCAACGTGATAACGGGCTTGATAGGCTCTACAATGTGCCGCTTGTCATCCGATGCAGTGCGAGTGCAGACAATCCCGGTCACATAGCCATTGTCCTGCATCATAATGAGCAGTTGCTCCCACCGCTCACGAGTGATATGCAGCCGTTCCGGGCTGATTGCGTCAACATCGGTCTGTTCGTAGTCCAAAGATGATTCAAGAAATTTAAGTATCTTGTAAATGACCTTGAAATTGTCCATTAGATGAACTCACCTACCATCTTTAACGCTTCCGCTGCCTTTTTCATAAAACTGTTATTGGCAAGGTATTCCATACCTTTCAAGGTAATCTGCGGATGAATCGGCTCTACGATGTGCGGGAACTTGTTCGTCAGGTCTTGCGTGTAGACCAGCCCACGAATGAAACCGTTCATTTGCAGCTCAATCATAATCTGTTCCCAGTCGGAAACCTTCATCTTCATTGCCTTTGCAGAGATAAGCTCATAGTCAAAATC